GCGAGTCGGTACAGGTACGGCTCAACGTCCTGATTCATCAGCCAGTACGCCGTGGAGCGGTACGGTGCGTAAAGCCTCGACAGCATCTTGATCGCGTTGATGCCGATGAAGGTGTCCGCGACCTGCGATCCTTCCTTTGCGACGGATACGGTCGAGTCGGCGGTGAGAATGCCAAGCGGCTGGCCTGCGCCAGTGCCGCGTACGATCGCCTCGCCGACCTTGAAGTCCATCACGTCGCCGACCTTGCGCATGACGAAGGCGCCCATCGCAGGTGCATCGGCGGCCAGCTCGTCGGTGATCAGCACGAGCGCCGTCACCTTGCGGGCCGTCCAACGCTTCTGCTTCAGGACGGGCTTCGACTGCGTGATGGCCTGCGCCTCGCCTTCCCAATACGACTGGATGCCGGACGAGCCCCATGGCGTCGCCTCGTCATCGGGCAGCGTCAGGGACTGCGTCGACATCGGCCACGTGTCGCACAGGCTCAGAAGCGAGTCCTCGCCCTGGACGCGCGTCTCGATGGCGGAACGCATCTCCTCGGGAGCGGCGTATCCACCGTCCGAGGCGTCGGTCTCGTTGGCGTAGGTCGAAAGCGAAGCCTTCGTCCACGCCTTCAGCTTCTCGGTCTCATCGCCCTTGACTTCGGCCCGACGCACGTCGGCCATGAATCGGCCGAGCGCGATCGTCTTCGTGCCGCCCTCGTAGCCGGCGGTCGGGTGATCGACCAGACGATCCTTGCCGACCTTGATCTCGCCCTCGGCGAGTTCTGCGGACTTCTGGCCGTTGTCGTCGGTCGTCGCCTTCTTGATGTTGGCGGCTTCCAAAGCCGCGGCGGTCTGCTCGCGCACGCGTCGATCGATCTCGGCTTCCGACGCGGCCTTCGCCTCCACGTCGCCGAGGTCGAGCTTCGACCCGTTGCGATTGTCCCAGAGATCCTTGAGTTTATGAGCCTTGCCGTCCTTCCCGGTGATCTCATCCGGGTCGTGCCCGTTCTCGGTCAACCACTCCTGAACGGGTGCAAGCTCATCCTTTCCCTCATAGCCCTTCGACTTGAGGTATTTGAGGAACAGCTTCCAATTCATCCCAGCGACCTTTCGTCGCTGGTCACGACGCCCGTTGGGGTTGCGCAAGCTCGACCCAGGTCCAGGTAGCCGGTCGCAGGATGCGCACCTACGCGGAGCGAGGCACCGTCAATCGATCGGGACAGCAAAGCCTACGCGGCATCTCAAGCCGTCCGATCGGCACTTGCATGATAGTCGGCCGCTTGGCCGCTTTCAGTCCAATCTCCCCGTCGAAGATCCACGAGTCACGCGGGCAGATCCCTTTGCTCACCGCCATCGCCAACGCTTCCTGGTTGGATGGAACGGCGACGACGGAGATCTCCATCAGCCTCCACTTGCTGATGACGCGCCGAAGCCCCTCGCCGAACCGACGGATCTCTGCGGCGGCGGCGTCCTTCACCTCGTCGGCCAGGAAGCCGATCGAGAATGCGCGGAGCACCTTCTGGCGGAACAGTTCGAGGATCGTATCGGGCAACCACTCTTCGCCGTCGGGAAGCGAGGCCGGCCGATTGGCGAAAACGATCTTCGCCTCGACGCCTTTGGCCAACCGCTTGATCTGCGCCGCCGTCCCGATCGGCAACGCCCTCGGATCGTACTGCTGAGAATGCCCCAGCATAACGACCGGATTCGCCCGGTAGTCCTTCGCGTCCATCCCGCTCGGCAGCATGACCTCACCGTCCCGGTCCACGGCCGTCGTCGAGATCATCGCCACCACTGCCCGCTCGCCCTCGACGGCCTTCAGCGTCGCATCGTAGCCTTTGCGCAGCATCGGTCTATCCCTTCTGTCGCCAGCGCCATCTCCGGCGTCCGGCGAGCACGAGCACGCCGGGTCCGAATCGCTCGCGGCATCTCTGCGCAAGTTCCGCCTTACTCGCGGCCTTCATCTTCGTGTGCACGCCGCGCACGATGACGTCGTGCGCCCGATCGTCCGTGAACATTTCCTTCGTGCTGTAGCCACTCAGCATGCCCGCCTCCTAGCTCAGCGATGCGTGGTAGCCGTCCAGCCACTCGTGCAGGTAGTACATCCGCACGTAGATGTACTCCTCGTCTGGCGTCGGATCGCACGCCTCGATGTACGCCTCTTCCGCCATTGTCGCGCACTGCGTGATGTACGCCTCGGCCGTCTCAGGCTCATCCCACAACGGGATCGTGCCGGGTGCCGAGATCACCGGCGATTGCGTCGGCGAAAGGATCTGCTGCACGTACTCGTCGGCCTCATTCGTCCAGCCGATGATGCTCTGCACTTCCTCGGCCGTGAACTCCAGCGGATCGGTGTCGCAGCCGTCAAGCACCTTCTTCGCCTTCTCGTGCAGTTCCTTCGCCAGCCGCGTTGCTTTCTCAAGTGGGGTCTCGGCCATCGGGATTCTCCTGCGTCAACACGAGTCCGTCCATCGCCGCGATGAACGCGGTATACCGATCATGCGACGGCAAATGCTGTTCCATGCACTTCCCGAGCGTCCACAGCACGATTGCGACTTCGGCTCGGAACCGCGGATCGTCGGGCTTTGCTCGAACATCGTCATCCAGTTCGATCAGAAACTCGACCCACGTCTCGTCGGCTTCTGCGAGTAACGCCCTCGCCTCAGCCGCGCGACCGCGCTCGTACAGCGCCCATCCAACCGCCGCCCCCAGAATCAGAACACACACGATCCGAGCTTTCACGGCAGCACCTCATTGATGCGGCCCCTCGCTGCCTGGAAACACACGGCCCCAAATCGCTCGCTTGATCTCCCCGATGTCCTCTTTGATCTCGGTCTGCGTCGTTTCGACGCGTGCGAGCCGTTCGCTCACCGAGTGGATGCGAATCTCAAATGCACCGACGAGCGCTCCGGTGAAGATGACGGCCGCCGCGAGAATGCGCAGCCATTCGGTCTGCGAAAATCGCACCGAATCGCTCTTGCCGTTGCCACCGTTGCCACCGTTGCCGTCGCGCGTCATCGCTCGACCTCCGAAAGCACCGGCTCCACGGAACACCGACAGTGCGGATGAACCGGAGCACCCTGCATGTCAGCATAGTCGAACGCAAACGGCGTGTCGCTGCCCGGCACGTCGATCGCGGACCCCTTCGCGTAGAACGGCTTGCCGAGCGGCTGAGTCACGCCCGACCACTCCGCGTCAACCGCTTCGCAGATCGGGCACGCATCGGGCGACTTCAGGAACCGCTTGCCCTCGACGACGCCCGATTGCGACCACGCCTCTTCCATGCCGGCTGTCATCGCAAACGCCGTCTCCGTCCTCGCCACACGATCCGCCCGCCATCGGACGCTTTCTCCCATCGCCTGAATTCGCTTGGCGATCTCACGCGTGGACTCGCCCGCTTCGATCCCGGCGGCGAGCTGCTGCCGCAGATCCCCGACCAGCGTGTCGGCCGTCTGGCCGCCGACGCGCCGACTCGTCTCCTGGATGTACGTCCGGGCGGATGCAGTGTCGATGGCAAACGACACGCCCTCAACGCCAAGCGTCTCGATCGCCTTCCCGCCGGCCTCGACCATCGTCAGCCCGATGTGCCGCTCGGCCACCGTGGCGATCTCCTCGGCCCAGCCCTGCGCGTTGATGTAGACCTCGGGGTCCGGATCCGGCTCGGCCTTCGTCTCCATCATCGAGATCGCCTTGCCGTCGCTCAGCCGCTCGATCACGCTGTTGATCTGCCGGCGGTAGACCGCGGCCAGGTCAAAGGCGAACTCCGGGTTGTCGTAGTCGGCGGCCCCGTCGCCTGGATCGTTGGCGGCCTTGATGAACACGCCCCAGTCGTCGTCGATCTGGCTCTGCGGTTCGGTCAACGCCTTCGGCTTGGCCTGAGGCGGAGCGCCGGGGGTGCCGGGGGTGCCGGGCGCAGGTGGCGGAGCCTGCGCCGGCACGTCCTCCGGCTCGATGGCGTCGGGCACAAGCCTCGCAGCCTGCTCGTCAGTGGCGCCGTAGGACAGCACGAGCTGGGCACGGGCGGCCTCGACGGTCAGCTTGCGATCCCGCACCGCTCCCACCAGCGCGACCAGATCGGCGGTCGGGATGTCCAGAACGCCCGTCTCCGGCGTTTCGTCCTCACCCGCCCCCTCGGCCTCTGATCCCTCGCCGTCGCCGCCAGCGACCTCTCCGGCCCCCACGCCCGCCGCTGACAGCGGCACGATGCCCGCGGCGATCATCGGAACGTCCGCCAGCGGATCGTCCAACGCCTCCATGTCGTCTTCGGCCCGAATCTCGTTGATCGTCGCGCCCGTCTCCAGCCGCGATCGCCGCTCCTGAATCCGGATCTCACGGTCCTCACGCAGCGGGTTCTCGTGCACGAGGATCAGCCGATCGCCGAACCGCGGCACGAGCACCTGATTCAGCCGGTCCTCGACCATCTGCACCAGCGGCCAAATCGTTGTGGTGATGTGGATTACGCTGCCTTCCCGGGCGTTGGCGAGATTGACGTCGTCCGATGTGACCAGCGCCTTCGGCACGCCGAACGCCTGGCAGATTTCGTCTCGCATCGCCTCGCGGCCCTTCGCGTACTCGAGATCACGCGGCTTGTCCTGGAGCCGCTGCATCGTGACCTCGCCGCTCAGAAAGGCGATGTTCCGCAGCCGGTTGTAGAGCCGCCCGAAGGCCCGCCGCCACTCGGACCAGAAGGCCCGCTTCTGCGGCTCGCCCATCGGCGTCTTCGTGATCGCGAGCCAGTCCGGCGAGCCGCCGCGCTGAAAGAGATCTTCCTGAAACGCCGCCATTGCAAAGTCGGCGTCGATCGACTTCAGCCACGCCTCAAGCGGCCCCATCCCGCCCCACGGGTTGTCGGGGTCGAACAGCCGGAACCAGAGCACTTCGTCGGGCGTGTACGTCGCCTTCGTCGCCCCGTGCCCGTACTCGAAGCCGCGAACGAAGTCCACCGGATCGGGCAGCACCTTCGTCAGATGCGGCATCATCCGGTATAGCTCGGTCGGCGGAGCCGTCGGGCCCGGGGCGATCATGTGTTCGAACCCACGCCCGAACGCCTGGAGGTCGCTGTAGATGCCGATGCGGAAGCTGAAGCCCTCGGTGTGCTGGTTCACGTCATTGAGCAGCGTCAGCAGCGGATGGGCGTCGAGCTGCGTCAGATCGTCGAGGCTGCCCTGAATCGCCTTCATCGCCCGTGCACCGGGCCGGCAGCGCAGATCGCCGCGGAGAAACGCCTTCTCGCGGATCGTCGGCCGGCGCGCGCCGTGGAAGGACTTCGCCACGATGCCGCTGCGATCGGGCACGAACAGCCTGATCGGGATGGCCGCGGCGACCTTCGCGTTGATGTCGATGCAGCGGTATACCCATCGGCCGTATCGCTGGAGCAGTGCCCGCATGTCGGGTCGGCGGCGCAGGCTCGGCTCCCAGAAGTTGCCGCCGGGCCGGCCGCCCAATGTGGCGACGAACAGGGATCGCGGATCGGTGGCCTTCATCTCGCTGCGAACGGGGCGGAACAGCATCACGCCAACTCCATTTGCATCGCTGCCGCCTCAGACATCGATCCGTTGAACAGCCCGCCCTCGGCGAACGCTTCCTTGATCCGCCGCACGCTGATGTCGAAATACTTGGGCTCGATCTCGATGCCGATGAAGCGGCGGCCGAGCTTGACGCAGGCGACGCCAGTGGTGCCTGAGCCCATGAAGGGGTCGAGGATGGT